AAAGTATTTAACAAGGGCGAAGCCCTACATTCGAGCGAAGCGAGAATGTTATATGAAAGTCTCTCGCTTCGCTCAAGACGGGCTTCGCCCCTTTTGATCTCTTTCAATCATCTCTTAAATATCTATTGTGGAAACAATAAAGAGATATTGATGTCAAAAGTAGCCTTGAGTAAAAACGGTAAGTACAAGAATGGATATTACACGCTTGTGTATCCTGAGAAATACGTGGGTGACCCTAAGAACGTCATTTACAGGTCAAGCTGGGAAAAACGGGTGTGTGAGTGGTTCGACTTGAATGTGTCGGTTGTGTACTGGAATTCAGAAGGTTTGATTATTCCTTATTTCTTCACTTTGGATAAAAAATTCCATAAGTACCACATCGATTTCATGGCAAAGATCAGAGACCGTCAAGGGAAAGTCAAAACCTACGTTATTGAGGTGAAGCCTGAAAAGGAACAACTTGAACCCACCACGAGGATTAAAAAGAGACAGATGATCGAAATACCAACGTACATCAAAAATCAGTGTAAGTGGGAAGCTGCAAAGGCGTTCTGTAAAGAGCGCGGAATGGAATTTCTTGTACTCAATGAGTACGACCTTGGTATCAAACAAAGAAGCTCAAAATAATGGCAACAGTACGCGACATTACAGACAGAATCAAGGCTACGCCTGCAAAGCTAAATCCACGTCTTCCTCAGATGTCGATATTCGACAAAGTTAGAAACGATCCTAAATTCACCACAGCTCGATCCGTAGATTGGTTCCGTAAGAAAATTGAATCTCTGGGTGGTAATTCTCCGTCTACAAAATACGATCTGTTGCGCACAACAAAGGATAAACAGACCACCATGTTTCTTCCCGGTGCTCTGTACATTTTTAAATATGATCCAAAGTGGAAGGAAGAACTTCCTTTCTATGACGTATTTCCGTGCTCTCTCATTTTTTCCACCGAAGGTACATTGGTTCGAGGTATCAATTTTCACTATTTACCGTACATAATCCGGGGTCGTCTTTTCGACAAACTTTGGCAGATTGCCATGGTGTACCGAAACAACCAACAACAGTCCCGTCGAATCACATGGCGACTGCTCTCCAATGTTTCAAAGTTTCCCGAGGTTCAACCTGCCGTCAAGAGTTATCTGTACTCTCATATTCAATCGAGGTTGATCAAGGTTGACATTGATGACTGGAAGACCGCCATGCTACTCCCGGTTGAATCTTTCGCCAAGAAATCATACGCTTATGTGACTCGTGACTCTGCACAGCAGATCAGAAATATTGTTGGTAAACCTCAGCGACCAGCGAGACGGTAGTGGATTTGACACCCTATATTACTATCATAAAATTGAGGTAAGAAACCAATTTAAGGATATCAATGTCAGATTACGTTAATGGAAAAGCTCTGTACGCAGAGCTGAAGATTTATCATGCCGAATATCAAGAGGCGATGAAAGCTGGGAAAGACAAACCCCAGATGTCAAACATGATTGCGATTGCGCTCATGCAGATTGCAACCCGGCTTTCGAACTCCCACAACTTTGTGAACTACACATACAAAGATGAGTTCGTGGCCGATGGCATTATCAAGTGCGTTCACAAGGTGCACCGCTTCGATCCTGAAAAGGGAGAAAATCCTTTTGCTTACTTCACTCAAATTTGCTGGAATGCTGCGATCAACCGCATCAAGATTGAGCAGCACCAATCCTCAGTGAAGGCTCGGTTGGTTCGCGACAAAATGAGTTCTGAATTTGTCGAGCATGGAGCTGACGCCGATTCCGATGATGGCACAAATTCCTTTGTCGAATTCATGAAGGAAAATGATTGTTTCATTGACTATGAAGAGATCAAAAAAGAAAAGATCAAAGGCGTACTCGTTCATCGCAACAAGTCGGGCTACAATAAAAAAGAAGTGCTCGAAGCTGAAGCACTGCCAGAATTTGACTTGACTCAGTTTGAAGAAGAATTTCCAGAATCGGAAGCTGCATAATGAAACTTGTGTTACTCGGGGATACGCACCTTGGGGCCTCAAAATCGTCTGACATCATCCATGACTACATGGAGAAGTTTTATGACTTCATGTTCTCATACATGCGGGAAAGTGAACTTACCGATATCGTTCAACTGGGTGATCTCTATGATGAGCGCAAGGTTGTGTATTTCAACACCCTGCATCGTGCTCGCAAATACTTCGTGAATCGGTTAGTGCAAGAAAACATTCACATGACCGTGTTCGCGGGCAATCATGATGTTCTTTTCAAAAACACAAACAGAATTTCTTCTGTGCATCTTCTGCGCGAAGCGACCATGACTGTCGTCGATATTGGGCCACAAACAATCGACTTTGACGGCACATCGATTGATTTCTATCCGTGGATCAACGCAGAAAACCTTGACGAGTCTGTCAAGTATGCTCGTGAGTCAAAATCCAAATATGCCATGGGACATTTTGAATTTGTTGGATTTCCGATGCATCCCGGCACCATCGCCGACCATGGTATGTCACATTCCCTGTTTAAGAAATATGAACAGGTCTTCTCAGGCCATTACCACACCATTTCCCATCAAGACAACACCCAGTACATTGGTACGCCCTATGAGCTTAACTGGAGTGATTGTGACGATGCCAAGGGCTTTTGGGTGTTCGACACCGACACCGGTGAAAAGGAGTTTATTCGGAACCCGTACACACTTTTTGAGAAGGTGTCGTATGTGGAAGGAATGTCCTTCGATTTTACTCAAGTAAAAGACAAATATATCAAGGTGATTGCCATTGACAAGACCGATCCAAAGAAATTCCAGAAATTTCTGGACAACGTGTACCTTCAGAAGCCCCATGACGTGAAGGTTATTGAATCTTCTATAGTTGCCTCAGTGGCTGAGGCAGTAGGGGTTACTGATGTTGTTTCTACGCATCAAATGATCGCCACGGTAATTGACAATATGGAAGTTGATTTGGATAAAGTGAAACTGAAGAACTATGTGTTAGAATTTTATCAAGAGGCAATGTCTCTCGATAATTCACTTTGACAGGAAACCCATGAAACGCTTTGCAGTATTTGCTGGTTCAAATTACTACCCAACCCAAGGTTTGGGGGATTTTGTTGCTTCGTTTGACACGGAAGATGAAGCCAAGCAGTGTGTAGCTGATAAAAAACTTCGCGAAGAGTCGGGTATCGACTGGTTTTTGATCGAAGACTTGAAAGACTATGGGGAATTTGAAACCGTGGAGGAATTCTGATATGTACGAAAAACTGGATTCTTTGATCGTGATCGCAGTTGGTCTCGGGTCTTCACCTCTCTACAATCGTACCGTTTGTGATGAAGCCGATATTATTGCGAAAAAATATGATCGACAAAGGTTTCGCGTAATCGATGCTAGAATTCAAAACCTGCGAACACACAACGTGATTGAGTTTTGTGGGAGTGGCCCAGACCGAAAATGGCGGGTCGTTACATGACCCCATCACTCGAAGCCATATACCTTGCAGCCGAATGGTTGGACGTGTATGAGGGCACAGACAACACCCAAGATGATGTCAAAAGCTGTAGAGATGTTGCGGAGTGGTTGCGAGGGCAAGCAGAAAAACTTGAACTGAAGAAACTATGCAAGGAATATGGTGTTCCTTACAGTGCTGTTTCCAAGAGGGTTAAACGTGAAAACAATCAATCCAGCTGAATACTATAAACCAGTCGAACTTCATTCGTCACTTTTAGACATTTTTAGAGAAGACATAAAAGTCACTCAGACAAAAGCGAGACTTCGCAAGTTCAATTCCATTGCGCACTCTCTCAGCGATTCGGCCAAAAATACCCTAGACGCTGAACTTGTCAAAATCGGTTACCCGATGAGCCAACACGTTGCTTTATTTCATTGGCCCGAAAAATTTGAACAGGGCATTCACGTCGATGTATTCCCTCCAAAAACTCGTCATACAGCACTCAACTTTAATCTTTCTTCCCCGGTTGACCTTAAAGTTCAGTGGTTCCGAGTGTCACCTTATCTTGGCGTTCGCGACGACGATTCAGAACTCTCTTTCGACGATTCAGAACTGCTTTACGAGGAAATAACACCAGTTTGTTTTATCATGAAAACCGATATACCACATCAGGCCATCACCAATCACGAAGCTACGATGATCAGCATTCGATTCTTGGGAAACCCACTTTACGAAGACCTTTGCCTGATATAATGTGTAAACTAAAAGGATAGCAGAAATGACACAAAAGTTTTCCCATGACCGCAACCCACGACTGAAAAATGTTGATATCGATGAAGTTCTTGATCTTAGTATCGAAGACTCTGCTGGTATTCTTTCTGGCATTACCGAGCGCAGGGATCAACAGTTCAAGGAACTGAAGCACATCGTTTTTGAAATCGCCAAACGTCTTTCTCCAGAAGCGCAGCGCGATCTTGTGGAGAAAAATTGCTGGTCATGGTCTGCCGACAAATGAAAATATTGAGTCGAGGGTCAATCCCGGAAGAAAAAGTCATTCAAATGTCATGTCTAAGATGTGATTCAGAGTTTGAATTCAAACAATCAGACCCAGAGGTGACAATCCATTACGACCAACGTGATGGCAATTCCATGCAGTTCAAGTGCCCTGTGTGCAGCCACAATCTGGTCAGGTATTTGTAAATTTGACATCTACGGATCATGAGGCAAAATTAAATTTTAAGATAATTTTGCTTCATGATCATCACCAAACTTCGTTTTCGTAATTTCTTTTCCAGTGGAAACGTATTCCTAGAAATCGACATTCAGAAATACAAAAAATCTGTGATCTCTGGAACCAACGGAGAAGGCAAATCCACGATTGCGAATGCCATCACCTTTGCTCTGTTCAAAAAGACCATCAAGAAAGTCACGATGGGACAGATCGTCAACTCTGTCAACGGAAAGGGTTGCGTAGTAGAACTCGAATTCACAGAGCTGGGGGAGCACTACATGGTTCGCCGGGGCATCAAGCCCAATGTGTTTGAGTTGTATAAGGGTGGTGTTCTTGTCGATCAAACTTTGTCTGGCGACTACCAGACATATCTGGAAGAGAAAATTCTGAAGTGCTCTTACCGCACGTTTCTCCAGACATCCATTATCTCTATTGAAAATTACACGCCTTTTATGTCACTCGACACCAAAGGTCGGCGCGAATTTATAGAAGACATTCTTGACATTGGTGTTTTTTCCACGATGAACACTCTGATCAAAAGTAAGAACAACAAAAACAAGGAAGAGATTCGCACACTGGATATGACGGTGTCTGCCCTAAAGTCTCGATTGGTGCTTCAGAAAGATCATATTGATGAGCTGACTGAGAAGAAAAAGGTGGGCATCGATTCTCTGGATGAGAAGATCGTTCAATATCAGGAAGAGATTGTGGAAGCGTCTTTGGCTTTTGTTAACTCTGAAGAAATTCTTGAGAAGATCAATAGCGAGCGCGACGAACTGACAAAGAAAGTCAAACGCCAGTCTGCGGTGAATCAACTTTTGGCCGGTCTGAGATCAAGAATTTCGACTTACCAAAAAGATATTGATTTCTTTGAAAAGAATGACGATTGCCCAACGTGCCGGATGTCAATCACAAAGGAGCACGTTCACAGCATCACAGATTCTCAAATACAGGCTCGTGACGGCCTTAAAGGGGAAGTTGACACACTGGTATCAGAATTGGAAGATTACGCCTCGGTGGGTGTCTCTGTAAGCGCAGTGAACCAACGTGAGGCCTCTCATAACGGCAAGATTTCTGTTGCCAATTCCACGGTCACCCGATTGAACCGTTTGATTTCTGGCGTCAATGCAGAAAAAGCGGCCATGCAGGTCGATGATGACATTCAACCCAAGCGAGATGCCATGGTCAAGGATGCCAAAGAGGCTCTGAAGCTGCGTGAGCGTCAATTGGTGGTACAGGATGAGCAGCGGTACAACACGATCATGCTGGAGCTGTTTAAGGATTCTGGGATCAAATCAAAGATCGTGGATCAGTACATCCCGATTATCAATGAGCATGTGAACAACTATCTCGAAAAACTGGATTTCTTTGTATCGTTCAACCTGAATTCTGAGTT